GCTGCAAAACTTTTAGAGTAGTCATTGGAAAGCCTCCGCTTAAGTCAATCTCTAGCTCGTGCTCCTTTTTACCGCCTTCAACTGATTCGTAGTGCCAAATGAATTTGAAAATAGGGTCAAAGTCATTGGTAAACTGTTGAATTTCAGTGAGTGCCTTCTTTCTGTCGCTCGCTAACATGTTTCTTACGAATTCAGGCGTAATGGTTCTCTCGCTGCCTACTCTTACGATTAAGTCAGCCAACATGATTTCCAAGTTTTCACCTACTTTCTTTTTCTTTTGTTCTGTCAAAAGTCTTTGGTGTAAACCTGTCATTTCCTTAACTTCGCATTCAACGCCCGAAGTAAGTTTAAAAGTGTGTGTATTATTCATTTTCTGTATTTGTTTTACTTCGCAAATTTACATAAATTTTTTGATAGTAGCTTTACACACTTGAAAATTATTGTACTTGACAATCAGTAAGTTATAACTTTATTCTAAAAACATTATTAAAAAATTTTTGCAAATTAAAAATAATAAATTACCTTTGTAACGTTAAATAATTAAGACAATGGCAAATAGAGAAGACAAAATTGAGTACTTATTTGTATCTAACTACACTGATACAAAACATAAACTGTTAACTACTAAAAAGGTAGTACCTAACGAACTTCTAGAACAAATTGAAACTAGAGGTATTACAACAGAAGAGTTGGAGGCCCTTAAAAAGCAAGGTTTTGACATTTTCACCTACCAAACACAAATCACTATTCACGGTGTATTTAAGATTAATAACACTAGAATAGGCGGTTATAAAAGCTTAACAGTAAATAAAAATAAATCTTTGGGCATTCGTTGGAATGCTATTGATAAGCAAAAGAAAGATAAAATTCAATCTTATGTAAGACGTGATAATTGGAAAATGTTTACTGACTCCAAAGGTACCTATTTAGAACTTATAAAAGTTGTTAATGACTTATCAGATAAAAAGAAAGTAGCAGATACTTTACTTGAAAAATGCAACTCAATCAAAACACCATTTTTCGGTACAAAGCAAGTTATAGGATTTAATTACTTTGGTCGTCATTACGTCGCTTTATGTATCTCTTTAGATGGTATTTTTGAATCAAACGTAAACAACTTTATCAATGACTTGTTAGACAATTATACAGTTGAAAGTTTGAATGAAGTGTTTGATAATGAAGCTAAAGAACGAGAAGCACAAAGCAAATTGAACGAAGCTTATAGAGTTAAAAAACAAGCTTCTCAAGATGAGTTAAAAGCTAAGGTTTTAGAGAAGTTCAAAAAACACAATCCTGTAAAAGAACCTTCAATAGGCACTTTTATAGAAGTAAGAGGATTAAATACTTTTAGAAAGGTAGTTGTAGGCAAAGCATTTGGTAAGTTTAATTTCAAACGTTCCATTGATACAACAGAAGTATTTGAATCAGTTATTGACTTAAGTGCGACAGAAAAAATGAGTGGTTTTGGTTCAAACTTTCTTTACATAAAATTATAATGGATCATTTAGCAAATCAATTAGAAGAGGCTTTTAATAACATAGGAGCCTCTATGATGTCCACTGAATTTGCAGCTAAGCTGTTAGCTTGGACTTTGAAATATGGAGGCGGAAACGAAGCTGTAACCATGCACTCAGGGTTAAACGCTGGTATTAGGATAGCCCAAACGAAATTTAACTTATTTGGTGGTGAAATACCGACTTTAGAAGATGTACAAGCGTTTAATAAATATCACAATGAGTTAGAAGCGGAAACAGAAGATTTAACTTGTGAGTGGTTATGGGAAATTTATTTGCGGTACGACTTAGATACTTCAAGCCTTAAAAGTAAATGCCCTGAGCACCTTAAGGAAACAAGGCAAAACTTAAAACCTGAAAAGAAAACAAAATAAAATTATTGTCATTGATTACCAACTAGTTAACTTTTAATTTGCTTACATTATTAAAAATATTTGCATAATTAAAAGTTAACTAGTATCTTTGTAACAATAATTAAAACACTTACAAAATGAATATCTATTTTAAGTATTGCCCTAATGTCTTTGTTGCTAAATGTGAAACGACGTACAACAGAGGCGACATTATCCAAGTGACAACTAAGTACGGTAAGGAAAACGACCACATAGTTTTCAACTTAGTTGCAGAAGGTCATGGATTCTTTTATTATTCAATCGTACGAGCTGATGGTTTAGATGCTCAAGAATACGCCAAACGTAAAGCTGAGAAATTAACCAAGTCAGCAGAATTAAGAGAGGCTAAAAGCGACGAATATTGGAAAGCAGCTGACGAAGGCAAAGACTTTTTAGTACTTGCAGAACCCATCAAGATCGGGCACCATAGCGAGAAAAGACACAGAGCCTTAATTCAACGCAACCATGACAGAATGAATAAATCTGTTGACCTACAAAAAGAGGCTGAGAAATACGAACAAAGGGCTGAGTATTGGGCAAATAAAGCGAATGATATTAATTTGTCAATGCCTGAAAGTTTAGAGTATTACGAGTTTTTACTCGAAGGTGCTAAGTTTAGACACGAAGGGTTAAAGAATGGTACTATTAAAAAAGAACATAGCTACTCATTAACCTACGCTAAGAAAGAAGTAAACGAAATCGAAAAGAAAATAGCAATTGCAAAAAAGTTATGGGAATAATAGAAGAAAAAGAGAAAGCTAAATTTACTAAGGCTCAACAAATTAGAGTTAGGATAACCACTATATCCTTAGAGCTATCAAAAGTTATTGATAAGATTTGTACAGAGAGTGGTTATGAAATAACCTATGCAGAAATAAACTCATCATTATTACAGATAATGCAACGTAATAATAGTCGTGAGATTGAATGTCTGATCAATGAAGAGGAGTAATGGAAAAATACAAAGAATTGATTGAAACACTGAAACAAGGGGGACGCTTAGAAGTCCCTTTTGATTTCTTTATCGAGTGCTCATTCCACATCATGGAGTTTTGGGATCAAATTACTGAAACGGTTGTAACTCCGACCAAAGTAGACGCCAAAGCGTGGGACGTTCGAAGTATCAAAATTAGTGAGCCTTTCTACGGTTATGCTATCCCTGATAAATTCAGCACTGATGCCTTAACCAAAGCGTACGAACTGCATAAATCTATTAAGTACAAATACTATCACTATGACGAAAGTAATTTAACACTTGAAAAATTACAGGAGATACTAAACCACAAGCCTAAAGAAGGGTTCAAAGAGATTACAGAGGCAGGCTTTATGTTACAACCTTACGTTGAGTTTAAACGTGGATCAACTGGTGCTTTTACTGCAACCAATAGAAAGTTAAAACTAAACGGATTTAGAAAGCTTTATGACGACCTGAAAGATTGTGAGTGTGTGGCTTATACTAGAGACTTTACAAAGATTATAGAAGACAAGAACGGAAAGACGATAGGCGAACAACTAATCAAAAACACTCACATTAATTTCGAACTTTGGCGTAATGATGCAAAGCGTTTCGAGTCAGGGCATAAAGTGGCTTATAAATTGAGAGGTGAAGAAGAATATAAGTATTTGTTATAAATTATGGATTTAAAGGGATTTAACAACAATAAAGAAGAACTCTACAAAGAGTTTAACGAATCTACACTGTTGGCGTATGAAGTTTACGTTAACACTAAATTTGGAGAGATGCACATAAGAGCCGAATACATGCCTAAAGTACAAATAGCTGCAATTTACAGTAGGTTAGTATATTTAGGATCTAAAGACATATTGAAGGCGTTCAAGTCTGAAACTGGTTATAATATTGACCTTTACAACGGTAAATACAATGTAGAAAGTAAAGACCCTGAATACATAATAAACGAATTGGAGGAGTATTTAAGCAACTTGAATCACCTTAATTAATAAAAAACCCGAAGCCTTTAACAGCTTCGGGAAAAACAAATGCCAGACAAAAATAGTAGTAAACGTATGCTTTTATATTCTGTAACACTTATCAACTGAGAACGTTACAGTCTCAATGATGTTGTCAGAGGTTGCCCTGTCGAAGTCGCTTTGGCTAATTTTCTTAACCCAACTACCCTCGCAGAACCATCTATTAACCGTAGTAACTCCGTCGGTGCTCATTTCTTTGATTACAATGTTACGGTTTACATTCGCTTGAAGCTTTCCACCCCCTGTTTGAATGTTTTGCGCTTCTTGTAACCAATTCCACCCCCACGTGTCCGAAGCTGGTAAAGGTCTCAACTTCTCCATAACTAAATCCCCTACTGTGATTCTACCTGCTGTTTTGACGCTGTAATTAGCGTCTCCATGTTCAACAGCTTCTATCTCTACCTCAGGAATTGTTACTTTCTGAATCTCCCATTGATCGACACCGTCAATCTCAATGCGGAAATTAAATACTTTTCTTGTGTTTGCTATTTGTGCCATCTTATGCTCCTATTTCAAAACTTACACCTGAATTTGTCACAATTACGTTAATTCCTACGTACTCTAACGCTGGAATAGGTTGAACGAACAGGTTAAACTTGTATTGCCCTGCCGTGATGTTGGATGACTCATTTACGATTGCTTGGTCTAAAGTGTCAATGTCTTGGTCACCTTGATACAAGTAATTGTAAACCCCTCTATTCGCCTTCAAGTACTCCATTAATTGGCTTACTCTACGGTAAATGTTTTTCCAAGTTTGGATGTCGTTCGGGTCGAAGAATTCAGTCTCAATCAAAGGCTTTAAGCTACGAGTTAAGAAAATCATAAACTCAGCTACATTTGCCTTTTTAAGCAAAGTATCTTCTTTTTGCAACGTAGAGTTGCCCCACAACACAACACCGAATGAATCGTGCTCAATAACTGGATTAATGCCTCTAGAGACAACCGCAGAAGCCAATGTTTCACGTGCTGCTGTGCCTAAGTTGTACACCATACCCAAAGAGTTAGGAATACGACCTCTTTTTTGACCTGCCCATGAGAACCACTCGAAAGCAACGTTATCTTTATTCGACATACGACCTAAAGCGTCACCAATGACCGGAATTTGCACCTTAACACCTGACGTTGGATGTGTGATGTAATGGTCACCAAAAACCATAATACCTCTCCAATTGCTTATAGGCGTAGTAGAAGATAAAACACCCTCTCTATAATCTATCGCTGTTTGCCCGTCTGCACCTGCTG